AACTAAGACTTGATCTTCTCGTAAGTTTGATCCAAAACTTTGTTGCATACTTCTTGATAATTTAGGAACCACTTGCATATAGTCAAATGAAACATATTGCACTCCTTCTTTAATGATATATTGTTCAATTTTCATCTCAATATCTGAGATAGAAAAATCTTCAATATAAGAACAAAAGAAAGGCGCATTTTTCAAAACTTCAATTCCATGTAACAATCTTTTCTCTGTTCCTTTGTCATAATTTCCATTTTTTATATCGGAATCAGATATGCCTGTTAGAAAAGCTAACATAATCAATTGTACTTCTTCTTTATCTAACTCTGTTGAAATAAATAGAGCTGGATAAGATGGTCCTAAACTTTGCCATCCTTTACCAGTTACATAAATTTCTGAACACGCTACTGAGCACATATCCATAATAGCAGTTCTTGTTTTGCCGGTGCCTGTAGCTCCTGAACGAAGTAGAAATTTTGATTTTCTCATTCCTCTAAATAAAGCATTGTAGAAAGTATTAACAAATGGAAAACCAAAGTCTGGATCTTCAGAAAGTCTTTGTAATAATGAGTCCAGATCTTCTCCAGCTTTAAAATCTTTTACCACTCCTTCTTCAATATTCCAATTATCTCTAATTGAAATTAATTTTTGTGTGAAGTGTTCAACAATATCTGAAATACTTAAACCTTCTAATTTCTCAGATGATTTGCTAATATCCTTTAAGTCTGTTGCTTTGTAGTCATAAACATCTGAAACATCAATTCCTTCTTCTACATAATTACGAAGTAGAGAGAATTTTTTGATCTTATCATAATCTGTTTTGAAAATATCTTTATTAGCGTGTTTTCTAGAGTCTTCAATATATTTTACTCCATCATTTTCATCCCAAGTTTTGTAATAAGTTGGGTATGAACTTAGATAATTATCTATATCAATAGCAGTAATATTTTGAACTTCAGAATTTGTATATACGATGTTGTTGATTGCACTAAATACAATCTTATGAAAATCTTGTACAAAATCTCTTGCTCCTAAGATAATCTCAGGATTTCTTAAAAGATCAGGATGGTTACAGATATTTCCTATCATTGAATAAATTGGCCTTACTGGATTTAGCGACATTTCAGTTGGTGTCATTTAATAATCTTTCCTCCATTTACAATATTTTTTCCATATCAATTAATTTATTCTTCATTGCAGAATGTTTATCAAATTCTACTTTTTTCTTTTTAATTACATCAATTTCATAATGGAAGTCTTTTTCTTTCATATCTTCCATTTTTTGCTTTTGATCAATATAAAACTTTTTAGCATCATCAATGACATAAGGAATTAATCCAAGTCCAAACTTTGTATTCATTTCCTTTCGCAATATGTTTTTGATATATAGAATAGCAATAGCTTGATCTTCATATTCATAGTTGCGATCATTTCTAAAGTTTTTAGCTTGTCGTAACATTAATCCTGTTGGATACGGAATACTGTAAGCTTCAGTTACTACTTCTAAAAAGGTTTTATATCCTTCACTATTTTTCTTTTCTTCTTCATAACATTTTTCACAATAATTTTTTCCCTTAAATTCTTTCATTTCCTCTTTAGGAAACTTAGAACAATCAGATCCATAACATTTGAGTAGTCTTGCCAAAGTTTATCCTCCAGTCTATATTAATATTTTATCTTTTTATTTGCTTTTTGTAAAACAAAAGCTGCAATTAAGCAGCTTATTTTAATAATTTATAAAATATAGTAAACATCTGCAGTTACCATTTTTATCTTATTATTTGCTTTTAGTTTCATCTCATCATCATATGCTTCATTATAATATTCAATCTTAGTCGGAACATTTTTAGGCGGATTGATAATAATTTCATAATCTGGCATATTGGGAGCCTCAATCTTAACTAGAAGTCCAGTACCTTTCTCTAATGCTTTATTAAAAACAATATTAAACATTTGCTTTCTTGTCATTTGTAATTCTCCTTATTTCTATATTAAATAATATGCTTACCTTCGACGCCTCTTTTAATGCGATCATTTGTTCTTTTTTCTTGCCACATAATTGCTTCTTCAATCTTAGTAATAGAGATAGCATTTTCTTTACAGGTAAACTTCTCTTGATAACCTTTTAATTGTTGTAAAACTACTCCCAAAGCTTCTGCTATTTGAACACCATTTCTACCAACCTCTGGAATAGTTCCATCTTGCCACTTAATTTTTACAAATTCTTTTATTTCTTCTCCTTCATCAAACATACAATCAATCCATCCAAATCTACCGTTATCAATATCTAATGAGTAACAACCAAAATCTTCAACTTCTGTTATTGTTGCTATTCTACCTAGATAGTTTACCATATCTCCTTCAAAATTCCAATCTCCATCACCATCTCCAGTTTTTAGATCTTTTCTAATATATACTCTTTCTCCAACTTTACGTATCATTATTTTCCTCCACTTATTGTATTTTTATTATAGACACTCTCAACTTCTTGCCAATCAACTTCTGCTTCAAAAAACTTAATTTCTAAATCTTTTCTAAAATTAAGATCTTTTGCTCCTTTATAGCATTGATATGCTCTCACGTAAATTTTAGATTCGTGCCAATCACCTAATCTACCTTTCCATTTAAACATATAAACTTTCTTTTTCATTATTTATTTTCCCCTTAGCTAAAATCTTTATTATAATCGATTACTGCTTGCTCACAGAATGCGATTGCTGTTTCCTTCAGTCCGTTTAGCTCTTTTGGTGAGATGTTTTTTATTACAACTGCGTTCCCAAAGCTGGTCTTCTTGTTTCCCATTTCGCTAATAGTCAATGTATAATCTGTCCACTTTTTATGCTTCTTCTCATCACTCTGCTTTACTGCATAATCATATCTTTCAATCTTATATGAATACTCAATATCTATAAAACTATCTTCTAGTATAATTTGAGCGTATTGAATCTTTCTGTGAAACCCACATTCATCCTTAACTTCGTCAATTACATAGCTATGCTTCTTCATATTGAATTGCATTATATAATCGATGTATGCTGGTAAGTCCTGAACTTTTGGATTATCGTGGGTTCCAGCAGAAAACATTTTCTTGTCACCATCAAATATATCTATGTGATAATAGAAGTACATTGCATCTTTGATGCTCTTAACAGGTCTTTCAACTTCTCCTTTTTCTTCCTTACTATATTCGTAAAAAGGTGTAATCATCGGATTACTATAGCTAATCTTTAACTTATCTCTTGACCATGATTTTTCTCTCAATTCACACTCTCCTTTTTCTTCAATAGCTTTTCCAATATTTTGTAAAAAATCTAATACATTTAATGTTGTGTCTTTCAATATTGCCACTCCATATTATTCTTATTTTTATTTCTATCATAAATTTTCTTACTTTGTTTCACTCTTTGAGTTGGATTCATGTTCCAAATTTGTCTTTCTGATCCCATTAGTTCAATTTTCTTACTTTTCTTCTTACTCAAAACTATCCTACTCTCTATAAAATGCATATTTTATAATATGATCTTTACCTATAATTATACTATCGTGCATACTTAGTTGTAATTCTAAACTTTATTTTAAATTGTGATATTATACACATCTTATGTTTAGCTCTAAATATGGACAACCTGAGATGCATTAGGACGCACTCAGATATATCCTAATTTAGCTACATTTTTTATCAATATATTAATACTTTGGCTACTATTTATAAAAATAATATATTAATTTAATTACATTATAGTCCTTTTATAGCGATAATCACAAACCAAGCATAAATGTAAGGAACATCTATATTAAAAATTCCATCTAGTCCAACTTTTAAAAGATATGTACTAATTAATGCTCCTAATATTGTACTTATAATTAATGATAGGCATCCGTCATTACTCTTGTCAAATTTATTCAATTATTTCCTCCATTATTTTTCATTGTCATAAAGATCAATATTAGAAGTGTAGCTGCAATTTCACTTAATATTGTTTCCATTATTTTACTTCTTCAGCAAACGGCCAATATCTTTCATCAATTTCTTTAATTTCTTTTTCAGTAAAGCGGAATGATCCTCTATTAGCGATTTCTTTAATATATTTTTCTTCGCTCCAATCAATTCCTACTTTATTTTTATTTGATCTATCTTGCATTAAATATACTTGCTCTCCGCCTCTAAACATATTTTGCATTTTTACATAATATTTCTTTTCTTCTTCTCTATCTTCTGGTGTAGTTTCTGCTAACTTAACAATAAGATTAAATAG